ATATCGTCTCTGTACAGGCTCTTGCCTCGTTACGCCGTTTCTACACGGATGACGCTGGCTACGCTTTGGGCGTACAGACCGATTCAGACATCTGGACACTGTTCAAGTCTATCGGTAACGGTAACGGTTCGTCCTACCAGAACTCTGGTGTTTATGAGTTTAGCGCCACCACTGCTGTCGCTTATGACGGTACGGTTGGTTCTGCATTCAATGACGCTGGTTTCCGTAAGGCTATTCAGATCCTTGACGATGCTGATACGCCAATGGATGGTCGTTCTTTTGTCATCCCGCCTGTTCTGCGTAACACCTTAATGGGCACAAACCGTTACACCGAGCAAGCCTTTACTGGTGAGGTTGGTGCAGCTAACACGATCCGTAATGGTCGGGTTGGTAACCTCTACGGTATCGAGGTCTACATCAGCTCCAACGCTCCTTCGCTGGAGACGGGTGCTGCTCGTTTGGCTGGTCTGTTCCATCGTGATGCATTCACGCTGGTTGAGCAACTTGGTGTTCGCTCACAGACTCAGTACAAGCAAGAGTGGCTTGCTGATCTGTTGACCGCTGACACATTGTACGGTGTTAAGACTGTCCGTACCGATGCAGCAGTTGGTCTAGTAGTTCCTGCCTAAGGCTTTATAAGCTAGTGGCTCTCCTCAGCCTCACAAGGGCTGGGGAGTTTTCTTAAGCAGATACTGTCTGTTTAAGCAAACTAAACGGAGATTAAATGGCAATCTATCGTGGTCCTGGTGGTCCAGGTGACGCAACAGCAGATGCAGCCAATGCCGCTGCACTAGCCCTACAGTACGCTTCTCTAGCTGCTGATAGAGCCGCTGACGCTGCTGACAGTGCTGATGCTGCTGAGAATGACTCTACTGGTGCAATAGCTGCTGCTGCGGCTGCTCAAGCTTCTGCGGCTGCTGCACTAGCTGCTCAGATTGCAGCAGAGTTGGCAGAGACTAACGCAGAGACTGCAGAGACTAATGCTGAATTTGCATCTACTTCGTCTATTAACATGGCTAATGGCTTTTCTGTCACAGCCACTACGCTGTCTGTTGGTTCTCCTGCTACAGCCTCTTATAATAATTCTACCTTTGCATTAACGCTAGGCGTACCTACGGGTGCTACAGGCGCTACAGGACCTACGGGACCTACAGGGCCAACTGGATCGATTGGACCAACAGGCAACACAGGCCCTACTGGCGCAACTGGCCCAACTGGTCCAACAGGTTCGCCAGGGCCTACTGGTGCTACAGGGCCTACAGGACCATCTGGCCCAACTGGACCCACTGGCACTGCAGCTACGATTGCTGTAGGAACTACTACCACAAGCCCAGCAGGAGGCAACGCTGCTGTAACAAACAGTGGTTCATCCTCGGCTGCAGTATTTGACTTTACTATTCCAACTGGACCCACTGGTCCCACAGGCTCAACAGGACCAACTGGTCCGACTGGTCCTCAAGGTATCCAAGGTGACCCAGGCCCCACTGGCCCAACTGGATTAACTGGTCCAACAGGACCTCAAGGTATCCAAGGTGATCCAGGACCAACTGGCCCAACTGGACCGACTGGGGCAACTGGTCCTACCGGCCCCGGAGTTGCTGTTGGTGGTACTACTGGGCAGTATCTAAAGAAAGCCTCTAGTACAGACTACGACACCACATGGGATACTCCTACTGGCGGTCAGTTTGAAGGCTCTGCCGCTAACAAGGCAATCTTTTGGAATGCTCAGTCAATTGCAGAGAACATCACAATAACTGGAACACATAATGCTGGTTCTATCGGGCCTATCACAATTGATTCTGGATATGCAGTCACTGTAAACAGTGGTGCAATATGGGTGGTGATCTAAATGGCTATTACTATAAATGGTGGTGCTGGCGGTAATGCTTCTGTAAGTAGCGCATCTACTGGCGTAGACATAACTAATACTACTGGTGCATTAAAAATCCCTGCTGGTACTACCGCAGAGCGTCCTACTGGTGCGTCTGGGATGCTAAGATATAACACCACAACAAACCAATTTGAAGCATATCAAAATGGAGATTGGGTGAACTATGTTGCTCTTTATAGCGTTGAGTACCTTGTTGTTGCTGGTGGTGGAGGTGGTGGAACTTGGACAGGCGGTGGTGGGGGTGCTGGAGGTTTACTAACAAACACTACAACTGTTACTTCGCTTCAATCTTATACTGTGACTGTTGGCGCTGGAGGCGCTGGTGCAACCGTCAGGACAAATGCTGGTAGCAGCGGAAATAATTCAGTATTCGGTTCTATAACTTCTACTGCTGGCGGTGGTGGCGGTAGTTTAAGCGGAAGTGGTGTTATCGCCGCTGTGTCTGGCGGCTCTGGCGGCGGTGGAACAGGGGCAGTCGCAGGAAGTTCTGGGGCAAGCGGAACATCAGGACAAGGCAATAGTGGAGGAAACGGCGCATCAACATCTCCTTTTGGTGGTGGCGGTGGAGGTGGTGCAAGCGCAGTTGGCGGGGTTCAAGTAGGGTCAGCGGCTGGCGCAGGAGGTAATGGCACTGCGTCTAATATTTCAGGCTCATCAGTAACTTACGCAGGTGGCGGTGGTGGCTCGCCCTCATTCGTAACTGGAGCTACTGGCGGTGCTGGAGGCTCTGGTGGGGGCGGCGCAGGTGGTGATACTAATGCCGCAGGAACTAACGGAACAGCAAATACAGGTGGCGGTGGTGGAGGGGGAAGTAACAATAACGTCTCCACAGCAAGAGCTGGAGGAACTGGCGGTTCTGGAATTGTAATTATTCGCTACTTAGGCTCTCAACGAGGCACGGGTGGAACCGTCACCTCATCTGGAGGATACACAATTCACACATTTACTTCTTCAGGGGCATTCGTAGCATGAGCCACTTTGCAAAAGTTTGTGATGGCATCGTGACACAAGTAATTGTTGCGGAGCCTGAGTTCTTTACTACCTTTGTCGATTCCTCTCCGGGTGAGTGGATTCAAACTTCTTACAACACCTATGGCGGTCAGCACCCAGAAGGTCGCCCGTTACGCAAGAACTATGCTGGTATTGGCTTTACTTATGACCGTGAACGGGATGCGTTCATACCGCCAAAGCCGTATGCGTCATGGGTGCTAAACGAGACAACCTGCCTATGGGATGCTCCTGTTGCCTACCCAGCAGACGGTAAGCGTTACTCATGGGACGAGGCTACAACTAACTGGATCGAGGTAACGCAATGAGTCTAGTAAAAATACAAAGTAACGCTAGTGGCACAGGTACGCTCACAATAGCGGCCCCTAATACAAACACGGACTACACGCTGACTTTGCCGCAGGCAACCACAACTATCGTTGGTACGGACGCTACTCAGACGCTTACAAATAAGACAATCAATGGTGGTGCATTACAGTCTGGTACTGCTGTTACCTGTTCCGGTCAAACATCTATTGACTTCACAGGAATTCCATCATGGGTAAAGCGTATTACTGTGATGTTTAGTGGGGTTAGTACGAGTGGGACTTCAAACATTCAAGTTCAACTAGGGGATGCTGGTGGAGTTGAGACTACAGGGTATTCAGGTGCGATGGTTAGAACTGGCGCTTCTGCGCTGGCTACTGCGCAATACCCAACCACTGGTTTTTTGCTCGTAAACGATCTGGTTGCTGCAGATTTGTTGAGCGGCAATATCGTATTTGCGTATATAGGCAGCAATATTTTTACTGGGGTTTCTCAGATAGCCGAGCATGCAGCAACATCTTGCTTTGCAGGTTCGGGCACTAAAACCCTCTCTGACACGCTGACCCAAGTCCGTATCACTACAGTCAACGGCACAGACACATTTGATGCTGGAACAATCAACATCCTTTTCGAGTAAATCATGGAACGCATACAAGTTAATGTAACAACAGGTGAGCGTCAGGTCATACAGTTAACCACAGAAGAAATTGCTCAAGCCCAAGCACAGGCTCAAGAAGCCGCACAAGCAGAGGCACAGTGGAAGATTGACAACGCCTCACAACTGCGTCAGCGAGCCTACATTGCCGAGGCAGACCCACTGTTCTTCAAAGCCCAGCGTGGTGAGGCTACGATGGAGGAATGGCAGGCTAAGGTAGCAGAAATCAAAGCGAGGTATCCTAAGTGAGCACCGTAAAAGTAAACGCTATAACTGACGCTAGTGGTGGCAATACCGCTACGATAAATAGCATGACCCCTACTGCGGATAGTCTGCAAGGCTTCCGTAACCGCATCATCAATGGTGACATGAGGATTGATCAGAGGAACGCTGGTGCGAGTGTTACTTTAACTTCTGGTGGGGTTTATCCTGTTGACCGTTGGAGGTGTGATGAATTCACAGATGGTGGCGCTACCGGAGAGCAGGTGCAAGATGCTCCGGCAGGTTTTGTTGATTCGTTGAAAATTACTACAACAACCGCAGACGGAACTCTTTCAGCCGCCCAAAATATGCTAATCAACCAATTTATTGAAGGCTTCAATACTTCTGATTTTGGTTTTGGCACCGCTAACGCAAAAACTATAACCTTATCTTTTTGGGTTAAATCTTCTTTGACTGGCACTTTTGCTGGTGGTTGCGACAACAACGACAATAATCGTTCTTATGTTTTTAATTACACCATTTCCTCTGCTAATACTTGGGAATACAAAACTGTAACGATTGCTGGAGACACATCAGGAACTTGGCTGACAACTAACAGCAGGGGTATCTCTGTTCGTTTTGCTTTAGGTGCTGGTACTGACTACGACGGAACGGTTGGAGCGTGGCAAAGTGGACTAAAGTTTTCTTCATCTGGCGCAACCTCAGTCATCGGCACTCTCAACGCCACTTGGTACATCACAGGCGTACAACTCGAAGTAGGCTCTGTTGCTACCCCGTTTGAGCGCAGAGACTATGGGCGTGAGTTGGCGTTGTGTCAGCGGTATTATTGGAAAACACTCCCGGATAATGCCGGAGCAGAATTTTGTGTTGCTTATGGGACAGCAACAACCAATGCAGCAGGAATTGTATTTTTTCCTGCATCTATGCGAATTGCTCCTACCGCATTAGAACAAACCGGAACTGCCGGTGATTACAGAGTATTTAGATGTGGTGCTGCAACAAATACAACTTGTAGTTCTGTTCCAGTATTTGGCAAAACAACCCCTAACTATGGCTCGGTAACTTTTACTGTTGCTTCTGGTTTAACTAATGGGTCTGCTGGGTCACTTGCAACTGTTAATACTTCTGCTTACCTTGCATGGAGTGCTGAATTATGATTTATAAAATGCTTCCTAAAAATGGTGATGACCCACAAACCTTTGCTCGTATTGACGATGATGGCCTATGCCGCCTGACTTGTACTGAGGACTACCCAGAGTTTAAGGAATGGCTTGCAAAAGGTAATGAACCTTTGCCTGCTGATAAGGAAGAATAATTGAACGCAATGTGGCAGATGTGGCAGCAGAGGTATCCTAAAGAACTTTGTAGCACCATAATAGAGCAAGCAAAAGAGATAGAACCGCAGGATGCAGTAATAGGTTTCCAAGGCTCTAACGTAGACACCAAGGTTCGTAGAAGTAAGGTTAGGTGGATCGCTAGAGACAATAAAGACCTTGGTTGGCTGTACCATGAACTAACTAATTTGTTTCATATTGCTAATCATAATGCCTTTGGATCTGAGTTGTGGCACTTAAATGAGATTCAGTTTACAGAGTACAACGCAGAAGACCAAGGTTATTATAATTGGCACAATGATGTAAACTGGGATGATGGTAGACAAGTACACAGGAAGTTATCTCTGGTGTATCAACTGTCTAGCCCAGAAGAGTATGAAGGTGGGGAGTTTGAGATGCAGCCGTTACATCTTAATGCCCCTGAGCAAGAGAGCCTTAAGACACAAGGAACTGTTTTAGTGTTTCCCTCCTTTGTAGTTCATAAGGTAAACCCCGTAACCAAGGGCACTAGACACTCGCTAGTAGCCTGGATGGAAGGACCTAAGTGGAGATAGTGATGTCATCAGTAGACCAAGTCAAAGGCCAACTAGATACCCATGAGGCAGTATGCGCTGAACGCTATGCAGGCATCAACGCTAGGCTAAAGAGATTAGAACAGATCTTGCTAGGCACTACTGGTTTCATTGTAGTTCTGTTACTTAGTTTAGTTCTTAAAGTAGGTTAATATGAGCAGAAAAGTCTCCGCAGTTACAACTAAAAGTACTACTACCAAGGAAACTATTCTTACAGTACCAACTAAGAATACTGGTCTTTGGCAGTTAATGTACATCATTAGTCTTACTGGTAACGACACTCCGAAGGTCTACTGGTATGACTCTTCTACCAACACTGAATACTTTATTGTTGGTGGTAAGAACTTAGGCGCTGGTGAGTTTATTATATTAGACGGTAACACAGAGGTAGTAATGCAGGCTGGTGATGAGATTCGAGTACAAAACTCTGGCACTAACACAGTAACCTACATAGCAACTGTAGAGTTTATGCCTGAGATGACAGTTCAATTCCAATTCTAAAGGAGAATAGTATGCCAATGGTAGACGGAAAGAAATACCCTTACACTAAGAAGGGCAAACAAGAAGCAGCTTCGGCTAAGATCAGCAAACTTCGTAAAGAAGGTATGCCACAGAAACAAGCAGTAGCTGTTGGCCTATCGATGACTGGTATGTCTAAGAAGAAGAAAGCAAAGAAAGGCTCTTCTCGTGGTTACTAAGCCCGGACTCTATTCTAACATCTGGGCTAAACGCAAACGGATAGCAGAGGGATCTGGTGAGAAGATGCGTAAGGTAGGCTCTAAAGGCGCACCCACTGCTAAGGCATTTAAACAGTCTGCAAAGACAGCAAAGAAGAAATAAATGGTAAAGAAGGTATATCAGAGTGCAACAGGCGGCTTAAACGCTAAAGGCAGGGCTTACTTTAAGAACAAGGAAGGCGCTAACCTAAAGCCTCCAGTGTCCTCTAAAGAGGCTGCAAAGTCTCCTAAGAAGGCTGCTCGTAGGAAGTCATTCTGTGCTCGTATGAGTGGAGTGCCTGGTCCTATGAAGGATGAGAAGGGCAGACCAACAAGGAAAGCACTGGCACTTAGGAAATGGGATTGCTAAATGGCAAACAAAACTTATCTAGAACTTGTCAATGATGTACTGGTTAGGCTTCGTGAGAACGAGGTTACTTCTGTCAATGATACCTCATATTCCAAACTAATTAGCAAGTTCGTTAATGACGCTAAGAGGCAGGTAGAAGATGCATACAATTGGAATGCTCTGTCTGAAACTATTACTGTCTCTACTACTGCTAACCTGTTTAACTACGTCCTCACTAATGCTGGCATTCGATTTAGGGTCTTTGATGTTCTGAATGACTCTAGCAACTGGTTCCTAAACAATGCTGCAACGCAAGAGATGGACGCTTTGTTCTTGGTCAATACACCTGAGTACGGCTCTCCTCGTTACTACAACTTTAACGGTGTGGACAGTAACGGTGACACACAGGTAGACTTGTATCCAATCCCTGATGCTAACTACATTGTCAACTTTAACGTGATTAAGCCGCAAGCTCCTCTGGCTCTTAACTCAGATCCAATCAAAGTTCCTGACGAGCCTGTTATCTTCTTGGCCTATGCTAAGGCACTGGCAGAGCGTGGGGAAGATGGTGGCCTAAGCAGCTCTGAGGCTTATGCTTTGTATCAGACATCCTTGGCAGACCATGTGTCTATTGAGGGCAACAAGTATCCTGATGAATTTACCTGGACACCTACTTAATGGCATCTCCATCACAAACAGCTAGTATCGCAGCACCAGGATTCTTT